TCGAATATACGATTGAACCAGACGAGGACCGGCGCTTCGGCTCGGCTCGGCACACTTTCAACTGCATCTATTTTTCAACCGACTAACCTCATTTTATGGCAACCAAACTTGGCCGCGACGGCCTAATCAAATTATCCAGCACCACCATCGGCGAGCTTCGCAACTACGCTCTGACCCACACCTCCGACACCGTAGAAGATTCGGTAATCGGCGACACCTACCGCACCCGGCTTGCTTCCATGAAAACTTGGAGCGCGTCGGGCGATCTTTACTGGGACGAAGGCGACGCCGGTCAGCTTCTGATCACCATCGGCAGCTCGGTCACGCTGAACCTTTATCCAGAAGGCGCGACGACCGGCGACGTTTACTATTCCGGCGCCGCCATCGTGACCCAGTTTAATGTGAGCGCCAGCTTTGACGGCATCGTAGAAGGTCAAATTAGTTTCGAGGGAAATGGAGTGCTTTCTGTGCTCACGGCTTAATTTAGCAGGCAAAACACACCACACACATGGACGCAATTGACCTCGTCAGAGAACACTTCGCCTCACTCGGCACGCGCAAAATCGACGTGCCGGAGTGGAAGCTCGTCGTGCACGCAACGCCGGTCACGCTCTCGGAAAAAAACCGGCTCTATCGTCGCAGCAAAGAGAACGACATGGAGCTGCTCGTAGACATCCTCATCATGAAAGCCACCGACGAGCACGGCGCGAAACTGTTTACGATTGAGCACAAGCCCACGCTGTTGAACAAGGCAGACAGCAACGTCGTGGGCCGCGTCGCAAACGCCATTCTCGCGGACGACAGTCCGAAGGTGGACGACCTAAAAAACTGATCTACGGCGGGGAGGCGGCAGACCTCCTCGCCGTTTACGCGCTCGCGGACCGTCTGCACAAATTTGCCCACGAAGTTCTCGCGATGCCAGCCGAGGAACTGAACGGCTGGCTGGCTTACATCGAACACCAAAACCGAATCTCCAAATAACATGGCCGAGGCATCATTTATTCTGCGGGCGGTGGATGCGACAAAGCAGGCTTTCGCGAGCGTGCAAAACTCGCTCGCGAAGTTGCAGCAAAGTTCTCAGACAGCGGCGGGCTTCATAAAAAAAGCCTTTGATCCGAGGGCTCTCGGCGCAGGCTTTGCGGCGGCGCTCGGTCTTTCGCTGACCTCAGTTATTGATTCCGTCATCACAAAATTGACCGAATTGGTTATGCGTGCGGAAAATGTCCGCAAGATTTTGAGAGAATCTCGACTTGAGTCGGAAGGCATTTTGGAAGCAGGTATTTTTGCAGCAATGGACCCGGTGCGCCAACTGGAAACCATCCAAGCAAAAATCATAAAAAACGCCGCAGAAATCGACAAGCTGCGCAGCAACGTAAGAGAGGAAGTGGTTGCACTACCACAAGGCGGATCAGTGACCGTTCAGCTAGGCAGCGTCAAAGAAGCCGAAGAGCTTAAAAAACTGGAAGCAATGCGGGCATCGCTGGTCATCGCGAATGTTAATTTAATAAATCAAATCGAAAGAGACACGGCTGAAATCAAAACAAAATCAGACGACGAATCACTCGACGCGCAAAAAAAGGTTAACGATCTTTTGCGGGAGTCTAGCAATCTCATGTTGAAAGGTCTTGAAGTTCCAAGGGATGATGCTTCCGCAAGGATTGAGGCAACAATCGAGCAGACTTTGGCGAACCGAGAGCTCGGCAAATCTTTAAGTGATTCCGTCATGACTCCGATGGAAAAATACATCGCTGCGCTGGAGCGCATCGATTTATTGCACGCCAAAAAAACCATCGATGACGAGACCATGATTCGTCTTACCGCAGAGGCCGGCGCAGCATTTGCAGCGACATCAGGAGATGTTGAGGACATAGCATCGCGCCTAAGTATGGTGAACGAAACGGCAAACAAAACGATTCCTGCAATGTCTCAACTCGCGCAAATGAGCAACGACGCTGGCAGCATGATCGCCCAAGGCTTCGAGGACGCGATCTTGAGCGGGCAAAAGCTCGGCGAGGTTGTCCGCTCACTCGGTCGCGATTTGCTCCGGCTAGTGTTCCAAAAAACAATTACCAACCCACTTGCTGAAGGAATATCTGCCGCATTGAGAATCCCATTCAAGGCAATGGGCGGACCAGTCAGCGGCGGCTCGCCCTACGTAGTCGGCGAGCAAGGGCCGGAGCTGTTCGTTCCGCACGCGTCGGGCACCATCGTGCCGAATAACAAGATGGGCGGCGGCAGCGGTTCGGGTGGCGGCAGCGTGACGGTAAACTACAACATCGCAGCCGGCGTCTCGCGAGCTGAACTCGTGCCGATTCTCGACCAAGAGCGTCGCCGGCTAAAGGCCGAGATCCCAGACATGGTTCGACGCGGCGGCGGCTACCGCGCAGCCTTCGCCTAATCGTCATGGCCATCACCTATCCACTCACGCCGCCGAGTCCGTTCAACCTCTCGCGCTTGTCGCTAACGGGCGTTTCTGCGACCTCGCGCAACACGTCGCCGTTCACGCTCCAGACCCAGCAATACAATTGGCCGGGGCAGGCGTGGCTCGGCTCGGTCGATTGTCCGCCGATGAAGCGGGCGGACGCGGAGACCGTCATCGCGTTCCTATTGGCGGCGCAGCGCGGCACGTTCTATTTTCAAGACTACGCCAACCCGACAAACCGAGGCGGCGTCACCGGGACGCTGACCGTCACGACGGCAACCGCGAACGGGACCACGCTGACATTCGGAGGCGCAACCGGCTCGTTCGCCGTCGGCGATTGGCTGCAAATCGCGACCTCGCTCTACAAGGTCGTGCAGGTCAATTCGTCATCGAGCGTCGATCTTTTCCCGGCACTTCGCAAAAGCTACGCGGGCGGCACGGCCATCACCTACGCCAACGCGAAAGGGGTATTCCGCCTCGCGTCACCAAGTACCGAGTGGTCAATCGGCGAGGCGAGTATTTACGGCGTCGGCTTTGCGATCATCGAGGACGTGGAATCATGAGCATCACTACCGCAGGCCGGTCGCTCTCGGCCAACATGGTTACCGAGGTCAGCGCGTCGCAGCTCTCGCCGATCTTGCTCGCGTCGTTCTCGTTCTCAACGCCGCTCCGGCTTTGGAGCGGTTACGGCACGATTACCGTTGGCGCAGTGACCTACCAAGGCATCGGAACGCTTGGCACAATCTCGCCCGTTGAGGAGACGACCGACCTCGCGGCGCGTGGAATCAACTTCCAGCTCTCGGGCGTTCCTACCGCTTACGTCTCGATTGCGCTCACCGAAAACTACCAAGGGAAAGAGTGCAGCGTTCTTTTCGGCGCACTTGACGCAACCGGCGCAATCGTCGCCTCGCCGGTCACGATCTTCGCCGGCCGCATGGACGTGATGTCGGTCAACGACGACGGCCAAGAAGCGTCAATTATCATGAGCGCCGAAAATAAACTCGTGGACTTTCGCCGGCCGCGTGAGGTGCGCTACACGCACGAGGAACAGCAGAATCTTTTCTCTACGGATCTCGGCTTGGAATTCGTGAACGCGATTCAGGAAAAACAAATCTACTGGGGCAACGCGAAGCTCGCGGCACCGATTCGGGACGGCGGCGACGAGAGCGAGTCAACCTCCTACATGTGATGCCAGCACGCCGCGACAACTGGCCGGACCTGCTCGCGCAATTTATCGAGGTGCGACGCCATCAACCGTTCGAGTGGGGCTCGAATGATTGCTGCATGTTCGCGGCGGATTGGGTCGAGCTTTGCACGGGCGAGGATTACGCCAAAACGTGGCGCAATCGCTACTCGTCGGCATTTGGCGCGGTGCGCGTGCTGAACGAGGCAGGCGGCGTTGAGGCTCTGGTGGACGCGCTCGGGCTGCATCGCGTCGCGCCGCAGTTGGCCGGGCGTGGCGACATCGTAGCTCAGCAGGCCGGGCGCGGCGTGACGCTCGGGATTTGCCTCGGCGTGACGACGGCTTTCGTCGCGGAGGACGGGCTTGTTTTTGGGCCGCTTTCTAGCGTCGAAACCGCTTGGAGAATTTAACATGCCACAAGCCATCGCAATCGCCATTCTCTCAAACGTCTCGTTTGCCACGGTCGCTGGTGCAATCCAAGCGGTCAAATTTTTGGCCGCAGTGATAAAATTCGCCGCCGTCACCGCCGCGTCAATGGCCGCGTCCAAGCTGCTCTCGCCAAAAATGCCGAGCTTTTCGGACTCGTCGCTCTCGGACCGCTCGCAGTTGGTCCGCAATCCGATCTCGGCGCGGACGATTGTTTACGGCAAATGCCGCGTCAGCGGGACCATCGTTTATCTCAGCACGACGGGCACCAAGAACGAGTATCTCCACATCGTCCTTACGCTCGCCGGCCACGAGGTCGAAGCGATTGACGAGGTTTATTTCAACGACGAGCTGGTGCCTCTGGTCTCGAACACGCCGACGGGATTCTACGCAGGCGTTGCTCGCGTGAACAAAAAGCGCGGCGTTCCCGGGGACACCGCCGACGCGGATTTGATCGCGGACACCGCGAGCCTGACCGATGGCAAATGGACGTCGGACCACAAGCTCTCTGGCATCGCCTACCTTTACGTGCGTCTCACATGGGACGCCGAGAAATTCCCGAGCGGGATTCCGAACATCAGCGCCGTGATTCGCGGCAAGAAGGTGCTCGACCCGCGCACGGCGACAACCGCCTATTCCGCCAACGCTGCGCTCTGCTTGCGCGACTACCTGACCGACACGTCGCTCGGCATGGGCATGACCGCAGCCGAGGTTGACGATACCGCGTTCGGCGTCGCTGCAACCATCTGCGAGGAACAGGTTCAAATCCTTCCGCTTTCGCCGACGGTTTACGAGAACCGCTACGAGGCCAACGGCGTTATCGTGACGAGCGCGAGTCCAGACGAGAACATCGGCAAGCTTCTCTCGGCAATGGGCGGCTTAATCGCCTACACGGGCGGGCGCATCGTTCCCTACGCGTCGGCCTACCGCATACCAACGGTGACGCTGACCGAGAAGCATTTTGTCGGACCGCTCAACGTGCAGACGCGAACGAGCGCACGCGACCGGGTGAACAGCGTAAAAGGCGTTTACGTGAGCGAGACGAACAACTGGCAGGTCACCGACTTCCCGACGATTAGCTCGGCCACCTACGTCACGGCGGACAATAACAACGTCTTTTTCCGCGATGTTGTTCTCCCGTTCACCACCTCGCCTAGTTGCGCTCAACGACTCGCCGTGCTCGAGCTGCGCCGCGCTCGCGAGGAAATCACGTTCTCGGCTCGCTTCCGCCTCGAAGCGATGCAGGTCCGCGCCGGGGACACGGTAATGATTACCAACGAAAAACTCGGCTGGTCGTCCAAGGTGTTCGAGGTGATGGAATGGAACTTTGCGAGCGACGGGACGCCGCCGCAGGTGTTCGTGGATATGACGCTGCGGGAGACCGCTTCCTCGGTTTACTCGTGGGCCGTCGGCGATCAAATCGCCGTGCCGGACTCGCCGAACACGACGCTGCCCGACCCGTTTACGCTCAGCGCACCGACGAGCCTTTCGCTAACGGCGGACGGGACGACTCAACTCGTGCAGGCTGACGGCACGATCTTGCCACGGATTCGCGTCGGCTGGACGCCACCGGCTGCGGAGTTCATTCAGTCGGGCGGCTCGGTCGTCATCGAATACAAGCCAGCCGCAAGCACGACCTACCTGACGTGGAACACGGTTGAGGGCGAACAGACCGAGGACTTCATTTCGTCCGACGTGAAGATCGGCACGAACTACAACGTGCGGATTTACGGCGAGAGCTACTTCGGGATCTCGACAAGCTATCTCAGTGGCTCAATCACCGTCGCGCAGGACACGACGCCGCCGGCAACGCCGACCGGACTCAGCGCAGCCATCGGCACCGGCAAGGCCGTCTCGCTCGACTGGAACGACAACACCGAGCCGGACTTTTCCGAGTATGGCATTTATCGGAACACCTCGGCAGTCACGCCGGCCAACGCGAACACGGACAAGATCGCCGAGGTTCGCGCGTCGCGGTTCGTGGACACGGACGTGAACATCGGGACCACGTATTACTATTGGCTCACCGCTTACGATTCAGTCGAGAACGTCAGCGGCTTTACGAGCTACGTGCAGGCCACGCCGTCGGTCATCACGGCTGGGCCGATTGACCCGACCGCGCCGGCCACGCCGAACGCTCCGACGCTGATCAGCACGACGTTCTATGAATCGAGTGACGGCACGAGCTTTGCGGGCGTTTCGCTCACGGCTCCGCCATTGCCATCCGGCGCGGTCGCGCTGGACGTGCTTTATCGTCGCACAGGAGCGAGCGATTTCATTATTGGAAACCAAATTACGTCTGTCATTTCCGTTGCGGTCAGCATCGACGATCTTTCGGTTGGCGAGTCTTACCAATTTGCAGCGCGAGGGATTTCGTTTTCTGGAGCGTTGTCGCCGGTTTCTTCGCTACTCAGCCAAACGGCTCCCAGCAACACGACGCCGCCAAGCACATTAACAGGACTGACTCGGATCGCTGGCGATCAAGCTGACAAAGGTGCGGTGGTGCATCTCGGAAACGAGTATTACACGGCGGTCGTGACGTGGACAAAACCAAGCGACCGCGACATTGCGAATTACCAGTGGGTGTTAACTACTACTGACACGGACGCCGCAGCGGACGCAGCCGTTGGTGGGGCCTTTCTAACAAGAGAAGAATACGCGCAAGCGGTCATCGGCACGCCAGCGGTTCAATATTTTCGCGTCCGCTCAATCAATCGAAGCGGCACCGCTGGAGCATGGGCGGCGGCTGGCGATTTGTTTAATTTCTACGCTCGGCAGCTCGGCGACGCCGCGACGCTCGACACTGGCACGACGGCAGGCACCGTCGCCGAAGGCAACGACACCCGCATCACCGGCGCAGCCCAGAAAGCCTCCAACCTCTCGGACGTTGCCAGCCCGTCCACCGCTCGCGCAAATCTCGGGATCAATCGTTTCTCGCACGTTGAAAACCTCACAGGCGGCGCACCAACCGAGACGTTCACGTTCACGCACTCGCTCGGCACGACACAAGACTACGTGCTCGCCGCGTGCGTCTCGCCGGTAAACGAGCTGTTGATCGCGCACGACTATTCGGCTGCGGGCAACAACTCGAACGACACGGTCTTTCAAGTCGCCACCGTTGACGGCTCAAACATCTCCGCAGGCTTGCGGCGCTTTACGATTCATTTCGTGCAGTGATTCCGTGCTGAGTCTGTTTTTTCTTCAGACGTAAGTCGTTAATTATCAACGCGCACGGATTGCGTGCGATACTTCGCGCACATTTGAGCTTCACATCGCGGTGCGGATGTGTAGAGTTTTCGCATCGGAGGGAATTAACCCGACGACCAAAACAAAACATGACCGCACAAATCCACAAAATCCTGTCTCGCCACTCGAAGCTGTCCGAGGCCGTTGCCGCAAGCGGCATGGACCTTAGCTACAACGAGCCGCTCGCCCTTCGCGATCTGGCCTACGCTGACAAAAAATACAACATCACCGCCGCCTATGTTACCGAATTCAACGGTCAGACGAGCGTTTATTACGAACTCACCTGCGACATCAAGCTGCTCAACAAGTATGAGCCGTTTCATTCCTGCCTGCACAACTCACCCTTCTCGCGGGTTGAGATCACCGACACCGAGATCATGATCTCAAAGCCAATGCTATCTCGCTCGCCCAAAGCCCGCGCGATGATTGGACAGATCGGCTGGACGGTTGCCGCGATCTAACCCACCTCGCGCCGAGGTCACTAAGGCGCACCGCAAACCACCCCGCTACCTCTTCGGAGGCGCGGGGTTTTCCGGTGCCACCCAACGCGAATTAACGCCGAGGACGCAATCAAACATGACATCCCAATCCGCTCTAACCCACGCGCTGGTCCTCGCGATCACCGCACCCGACCAAGCACGCGCCGACCGCGCCATCGCTCTCGCCGAATCAATCGGCGCGGGCTGCACGAAGCGCCAGATCGAGACCGCAAAACGCAACGCGGCTAAACTCACCAAATGAAAGACCAGTTCCAGATACAGCTCCCATTCGGCACCGACGACGAGCGCGTCCGTTTCGCTACCGTGCTGATCTTGCAGGGATTCACGTTTGAGTGCCGGCCACAATATCCGCAGTTCGTAGTCTGGGCGGACACGTTCGACCGGCTTGCAATGCGGGAACTGCACCTGATCTTAGTCGGCGCAAACGCATCTAGTATGCCGGAGGTCAAAAAATGAAATCCACGCTCCTCCTCCTCGCGCTCTGCGCCACCGCGCACGCCGCGCCACCCGCCTCGTTCTTCCGCGCTCTGCACATCGCAGAGACCAGCGGCAAGCGCGGGCCAATCCTCGGCGACAACGGCAAGGCGCTCGGTCCTTTGCAGATTCACCGAGCCTATCACGCGGACTCACGCGTGGCCGGCGATTACAGCCGCGTTGCCGATTTGGATTACAGCAAGCGGGTCGCGACCGCCTACCTCAAGCGCCACGCTCCGGCAGCGTGGAAGGCGGGCGATGTCGAGACGCTCGCACGCGTGCACAACGGCGGACCCAAAGGCCACCTCAAGCAGGCGACCAAGGGCTACGCAGCGAAGGTCAAG